CTGTTAAGTCTTTAGCAGCCTCATTATCTTCGACAGAAAGTTGTGCCAGAGCGAGGTTAAAATCCTCGCAAGACCCACTTAAAGTTTTCTGTCCTATAAGAAAGAGTATAAAAGGGGGAAGAGATACCATTAACTTGAACATAATGATCAATCCCAAAAAATGGTACAAAGACCCACTCGTTAAACTAATGCTAAAAGGATAATTATGAAAATAGAATGCCCACATTGTAAAGAAATGGTTGAGGTAGAATCAGAGTCCAAAAAGCGACCAACCGATGAAGAGTTGATTGAGTTTGACATTTTCAGAGATGCTTGGCAAGGTAAGAAACGAGGATTGCTTACCGAGATGGACAACTTTGTTAAAAAACACAAAGACTGGCGAGATGTTTTACCTACACTCAACAAACTGTATCTTGATTATGAAGACACGAGATACATACCACACTTCCAGACATTTATTAATCAACGCAAATGGGAAATGTTTGGAACTAAACCTAGAATATCCAAACCTTATGGTGAGGAACATGATTGGAGGAAACAATGAGTATGAATTACCCAAGTGATTATATGGAACACGGATATGTCAGTAATTGTTGTGGTGCAGGAATAATTTATGGTGATATTTGTATGGAATGCAAAGAGCATTGTGATGCCGAAAGTGAGGACGAAGAAGATGAAGAAGATGAAGACTTATAATATAAGAGTACCCATCTGGAAAACAAGATCGATAGGAGTAGCGACCTATCGACCACCTTGCCTAATAGACATCACCTACACCAACACCAATGGTGAGAGAATTTATCCCGATACATACCTCGTAACGCAAGAATTTGCAGAGCAGTATCCTGTGAGAAAATTCGGCAAAAGTCCAGAAATGTACATAATTCCTATTAATAGACTAATTAAGACGAGCGAGGATTCGATTTAAGACCCCTTAAAAAAGTTAGCAAGGGGTAAGTCTTACTTAATTATGGCTAAAACAATGGATAAAAAAAGACGCACACAGAAAGAACTAGATGCAAAGATGAGAGCGATAATAGACTCTTGGGGATTATCATCAACTATAAGTTGCTGTGCCTTCCATCTAATGACGATGAAAGATGTTGAGAGATTTCCCAAAGGAACAAAGTTTCTAAAACGCTCAAAGGATGGAGTTTGGAAAACTATTATATCAAAAGGGAAAAACCATGAAACATAACTCAATAGATTCAGAAAGATCGGTCGTTGGAGGGTTGCTGCTAGACCCTTGTGTTGACAGAGTCTTACCAACCAGACTGACCCATGAAGATTTTAGCGATGAGCGTTTGGGTTACATCTTTGAGTGTATCTTGGAGATGGCTAGAGATAAAAAACCAATTGATATTTTAACTGTTAGAGATTACATTGATTCAGATGAACGAAGATTGAAACCCAAGAATCTTCACGCTAATAGACATTGGAAATGGGCAGTTGACTTTCAAGATTTAGCAATGCTAGGTGAGAACTCAACTGGCACTTCAAATATTGAGGTGTATGCCAACCACATTCGAGAGGTTAGAATTAAAAATGAGATTGATGATCTTAAAAAAGATATTAATTACGATAATTATCAAGAAACAGTTTCTCAGATACAGACACTTGAACTGGAGATGGAATCCAAGAACGGCAATAGTATCTTCTCGATTGTTGGAAAAACAATAGACTACCTAGAGAATCCAAGCGAGAGTGGTTTTGGTTTATCTTCTGGATTTGAATCATTAGATTCCTTAATATCTGGATTTAAAGCACACACATTAACAGTTGTCGCAGGTAGACCCTCTATGGGAAAATCTACCCTGGCCCTAAATATCGCAGACCATGTATCTCAAACCAACAATGTATTGTTTTTCTCTCTTGAAATGAGCCAGATACAACTCATGCTTAAAATGGTGTCCTCTAAAACCTCAATTCCTCTATCGAAGATTGACAAGGGTGAACTAAGCGATTCAGAAGAGGGGAGATTCTATAAAGAGTTATCTAAAACAGGTAACCAGAGCCTCACCATAATAGATAAGGGTGGACTAACAGTAAAAGATATTGTGGTTAGGTCTAGACAGGCTAATAGTGAATTGAGGGTTGACCTTATTCTAATAGATTACCTACAGATTATGAAGTATGACAAGGGTAGAGAAATCTCAGAATTGGGGAACATAACTAGGGAGTTAAAATATCTCTCTAAAGAACTAGGAATACCTATAATTCTATTATCTCAATTAAGTAGGGGGGTAGAGTCCAGGGAGAATAAAAGACCTTATATGAGCGATTTAAGGTCATCTGGTGAAATAGAGCAAGATGCAGATATTGTTTTAATGGTATATAGAGATGAATATTATCATCCAGAGGATACCCCAGACCGAGGTTTGGCAGAATTAATTGTTGCAAAAAACAGAATGGGGCAGATTGGTTATGTAAAATGTCAATTTGATGGTAAATTTTCTAAATTTTCAGATGTGGAGGTAGATATATATGGATTATCTAATAAGGGCGGACAAGTACACTAGATCGGCAAAGGGTTATCCTTGCCAAATGAGGCTAGAGGGTTGTATGCCAGAGAATGAGTCTGTAGTTTTTGCTCATTTAAATCATGGAGGTATGGGATTAAAGGCATATCCTATACATGGTGCATATTTATGTTTAAACTGCCATGATATATATGATGGTAGAAAACAAGTAGACCCACCTTATGATAGGGAATTTCTTGAATTACAAATGCTTAGAGCAGTAATAAATACCCAAAGAATAATGATAAAAAAGGGTATAATCCAACTCTAAAATGGATAAGAACTCAGTCTACTATATTGACGAACCAACCTGTATCAGTTTTTCTGGGGGCCGCACCTCTGCATTCATGCTACATAAGGTACTTGAGGCACATGATGGTGACTTACCAGAGTTCGCTAAAATAACTTTCGCTAATACAGGGAAAGAGATGCCACAAACTTTAGATTTTGTTAGAGATGTTGGTGAGAAATGGGGTGTTGACATTGCTTGGCTTGAGAGATTATCAAGGAAATCAAGAGAGGATGAGAAAAACAAATTTACCTTTAAGACAAAAATTGTTAATTATGAATCTGCCAGTAGGAATGGTGAACCATTTGCACAACTGATTAAAACAATAGAATATGCTCCAAATCCTGTAGCAAGATATTGTACGAAATTACTAAAAATGGATGCTATAAGTGATTATATAGTTAAGGAATGTGGATTTGAAAAGCCTTACATAGCACTTATTGGAATAAGAGGGGATGAACAAAGACGAGCGATAAAAATGAATAACACAATCGAGGGTGGTCAAGAAAGATATTTACCACTTTATTTAGATGGTGTAACCGCTAAAGATGTTGGCAAGTTTTGGAGTGATAATGACTTTGATCTAAACCTACCTAATAATAATGGTGTAACTGATTGGGGTAATTGCGACTTGTGTTTTTTAAAGGGTACTAGCAAAAAACAAAGTATCATTAGAGAACGACCAGAACTAGCAGATTGGTGGATTGAACAAGAGGATAGTTTAAAAGGAAAAGGAAAAGGCAATGGATCTTATTTTCGCAAAGACACACCTAGTTATCAAACAATGAAAACAATAGCACTTGAACAAACAAATATTTTTGATAACCTTTATATTGATGAAACCATCCCTTGTTTTTGTGGAGATTAAATGAAAATAATAGCGTTAATAATTGTTGTACAACTTATGGTGGCACTCTTATCTGGGTGTAGTGAATTTAAAACCTTGATGGAAGAGAAACAGTTGACTTGTACACCAGACGCAGTATTTACTAACTCATGTGATGGGTGGGAAGTATGAGGCTACTAAAATTTATCCTATATTCAATCTATTTCCTGTTGGCAGCAACCAGTACAGGTTGTCTGGTTTATGTTGTTATGTGGCTAGAGGCACTAAGAAAAGGTTGGTTGGTATAGTTGTAATCGAATAGGGCATAACGATCAAAAGCCATGGGCATGGTGGGGTAAGTTATGTCCTATTCCGTTATAACTAGAGAAAGGAGAGTAATAATGATAGAAAAAATAATAAAAGGTGCAGATTTGTCAATAAATCTGGGTATTAAGTTAATCTCACTTGCTATAGTCTTGCAAATTGTCTTTGGTCATTCAGTACCCTTTTTG